TGCATATGTCGGTCAAATCGGTGAAGAGTTCTACGAAATGCTAGAAGAATTTTACGAATACGATTTGGATATGCTAGAATTCCTCTTGGGAGATGGGCAATGAAAAAATTAATTGATCATCAGTACATGACAGAAGAAGGCATTCTTGTCACCGTATTTAAGCCAAAGACTCCTAAGCGGAATCAAACATTTCCATCGATGAAGTATACTATTGCTAACATTGGTAGGCAAGCAACCAATCTTCGAAATGCTGGTCTATCAAAAGCAGGTTCGACTAGTTAATGTTGTATTTGAAAACTCTCGGCTAATCTTTAAGGAAATCAAAATGACCCAAGCTAATCAAACAGTCGATTCTGCAGCGGAATACAATTACACTCCTTGGGAAGAAATGTCTCGCCATGATCAATTGTCATGCACCTTCTGGGATGCATACAAAGACGCACATGGTTTCCGTCCTCGACACGTGGACACCTCAAAGATGACAGAGGCTCAGCTTGAAGCTGAGTTGGAGTACCTCGCTATGGTCATCAAGCGTGAGGAAGATGATAGAATCGAAGATGAAATTCGAGCAGGTCAGCGGCTAGAGGAAACCATCTATAAGATGATGGATTGCGGTTGTCGGAATCGTGAGATGGCGATTCGTTGGCTGCATGAGGCTTACGAAACCAACGGCGACACCGAGTATCTGGAATATAATCTCGGCGTTAATTATGGTTACTTTTCGGGTAAGCGACATGACTAATTTTTATGTCCATTGTGCTGAATGCCAGAATAAACATTCGGTCGAAGATGTAGAATTCCTTGATGTTGAAGAGGATTACGTTGGTCGGGACATTATGCACTTCGTATGTCCCGAAACTCAGAACGAATCCAAATCATTGGTGTATAAAGAATGAACGAACGAATTCGAGAACTGATGGAACAGGCAACCGAGGAGGAACTGGACTACACTGAAAGCGGTGTGCCTTTCGTTGTTAGGGAGTTTGTTCCAGAAAAGTTTGCCGAATTGATCATTACCGAAACTTGTCGTATGCTGGTAGAGAACAGTGAACTTAGAGCCGCTACTCTTGTAGGCAAACATTTTCCACTTTGGAAATAACGAGATGAACGAACGAATTCGAGAACTAGCGGAAGAGGCTGAATTTTCCGAAGTAGACCTGCACATCCAAGGTGATAATTTTCAAAGGTTCGCCGAATTGATTGTGCGAGACTGTTTGGACATTGTTAATAGACACGAGTACAGTTATCATGAGGCTGATCCACTTTGGGAAACTGCACAACTGATTAAAGAACATTTTGGAGTTGAAGAGTGAAAATCAGATATAGCACTAATTGGATGGGTCCAGTCAGTATAAATTGGTATGAACAACGTGGCCTTGTTGAAACTAAAATGATCACACTGGAGGAGGACTCTGCTTTTAGTGGACTTAAGGCTGGTGATCAATATGAGTCTAAAGAAATTACCACACATTATAGTTGTGGCAGGATTGATGTAAGAGGAACTGACGATCCGCATGGCGAGGAAATAGGTGTGCCACCCATGCGGAGTGAGGATTGGGCTAGATTTGGTAATTGGCTTGAAACTTTTGAAACTGATGACGTTTGGACATTGGATCAACTAGTCGAACTATACGAACAAGCTAATCCAAAAATTACATGGGATGAACAATGAACGAACGAATTAAAAAACTTGCTGATGATGCTACTTCATATGCAGACACACTGGATGTAGCCGATCAAATAATTTTGCAAGAGATTAGGGATAGGGAATTCGCTGAGTTGATAATACAAGATTGTCTCGCACAAGTTGCAATGATTGGAATTTCAAACTTCGAAGATGATGATTCTGGTGATATTTCTTGGACTGTTGGTAAATGTATTGAAATGATCAAGTATAGATTTGAAATTAAAGAATAAAAAACAAGGAAAAAATAATGTATTGTCCAGACAAATGGGTGATGATTAAGGTGACGAGGAATGTGTTTCCAGAAGGAGACAAGATCCTTTACAAAATCTTCGGATCATGGCGCAATATTGGTATGCGCTGGAGATTGAATTCTGGAGTGACCAAAATTAGTGAAGATGTAGATTCATATTATTTTCATGGTTATTCTGGTTCCGTATACAAGTGCAATAAACTTGCGTACGGAACCAGTGAACATGGAGAAAATGTATTGAAAGATTTTGTTGTATCCTCATTAGAAGTATTTGATTATGTTATTGAAGTTCTTCCCGAGGAAACAAATTTTATGGAGTTAAACTATGAAGCTATGGACTGATCCTCCGTCTGGCTGGAAATATGGCTTTCCTAAAGTATGGGATTCAGAATTATATCCCAATTTCGATTCATGGTTGCTTAGAGAAGGCTATCCGTGGGGACTAAAAGAATCGTTCGGTCAATATTTTTATGTGCGTCAATGGGAATATAAAGAGGAAAATGAAAATGAGTGATCGTATTGTATTGGGATTTATTGTTGCTGGTTGGTTAGCCGTTATTACATTAGTTTTGACTGGAGCTGCATAAAATGTTTTTAGCAAAGCCTTACTTTAAGAATGGTTTGAAATCAAAAACTTTTGATTCAATGCAAGAGTGCCGACAATATCTCAATGAATTTGCTGAAATTAAACTTTCGATTGAAGATTGGATTGCATCCGGCAAACTTCTGGAGATTGATGAATACGGTGATACGTTCTATCCAGAGCAGTTCCCGGTGATTGTGCAAGGCAAGACCGTCATGAGGAAGTTCGATTTTGACGCTCTTTTGTCGTAAAAAAACAACAGAAAGGAAAGCCTTGACTTCGCAGATCCACAGTGATATAATGATTGTATTGGATAAGAAAGGAGATGAAAGTGACTTTTGACCAGTTGATCGTTCAGTTAGTTAATTACGAAGCGCTGCGTGTTGCTCTACTTCAGCAGCAAGATGAAATTGATGTTCACTATCCGCACATTGAAGCAGAGCATTTTTATGACCTTGACGCCGTTGCATACGGCTTGATGTAATTTATATATTTTTGAAAAGGAATTTAAATCATGGCTAAAGTTAAAGCACCCCGGACTTGCGAGCGTCTAATCGTCCTTATGGCTAAATGTGGTGACGGTTGGGTTTGTAGTCCAACTCAGATTCAAACCGATCTACAATATGATTGCATGTACCGGATTTCGACAGAACTCTGGCGAGCAAAGAAGCGTGGTGCGATTATCAAAACACACCGCGATGGTCGGAATGTTGTTGGTTACGAACTAATGAATGTGCGAGAAATGCGTGAATGGATTGCTGCTCGAGGATTTGACGCAGAAACATTTACGAAAGTAGAATCTAATCCGAAGTCAGTTCAGCCCAAAGTGCCTAAAGCTGCTACTTCCAAAGCACCGAAGGTTGCGAAAGTGCCCAAAGTCGCTAAGGTGAAGCCAGCTAAGGTTGTAAAGATTCCTCAATTCGAAGAGGATTCGCTCGAAACAGCTATGTCAAACATGGTTAGCGCAAGCGGACCAATTGATATTTTGGATGAAATTGACACGGACGTAACCGACTATGAAGATCGTCGGTACGCAGAAGATTATGTTGCCACGACGTAAAGAAGACACAGTACCATTAGTTGAAAGCCTTACACTAACTACTTGGGATCTCGGTTTAAGCGGCGATGAAGTTATTGAGTACATCATTGCTGCTACAGGATTAGCTGAAGGTGTTATTCGCCCAATAGTCGCGAAATTTATTGATGACAACTATTGAGACACAGTGGCGATTCATTCGCCACTTTTTATTTGTAAGAGGAAAACAAAATTAATATCTTTTACTTAGATAAAGACACAGTGAATTGCGCTAGAATGCATCTAGACAAGCATGTAGTCAAGATGATTCTTGAATATGGACAATTGTTATCAACAGCGCATCGTACATTAGATGGCATTGACAATGTGCTTGCTGATCCGTTACACGATTCAATCATGTATAAAGCAACCCACAAGAATCATCCATCTGCTATATGGGCAAGAAAGTCTAAAGAGAATTATATTTGGTTAAGTAATCTTCTAATCGATTTATGCGAAGAGTATACTTATCGATACGAGAAAGTGCATAAGGTAGAACGTACAGGTTTATGCTTTGTTCTATATAAGAATGTACCTAAGAATATTGGTACAGAAGGTTGGTCTGAGCCTACGCCAGCAATGCCAGATATATACAAAGTGAACGGAGACGGAATTACATCCTACAAGAAATACTATATACACGAAAAGGCGCGGATTGCAAGATGGACCAAACGTGCTCCGCCTATGTGGTTTACGCAAGGAATTAATAATGCCAACTTATAATTTTAGAAATAAAGACTCTGGCGAGATAATCGAAAGAGTTTTTAAAATGAGTGAGAAAGAGGAGTTTTTAAAAGAGAATCCTCAATTCGAATTTGTTATGTTAAGCCCTCCAGCACTAGGTGATCCAATCCGATTGGGAGTTCGTAAACCAGATAATGGATTCAGAGAAGTTCTAGCTAAGGCTAAAGCTGCGCATCCTAAGGGGAATGTAAATACATTCTAATGTTGGAGCCCTTCATTACAATACTAGAAAGAGGTCTTCGATGGCTAGAAAACCGTCTGTACCAAAAATTCCACAATCAGATGAATTGGAAACTTCTGGTCCACAAACAACTAAAGCACCAAGACAAGTTAATAACACATTGAAGTTAAAACTTGATGATGCAAAGAAGTTTGAACCACTAACAGAGAATCAAAAACTATTCTTTGATGCATATGATAGAGGTGATTATTTCGTAGCATTGCATGGAGTTGCTGGTACTGGAAAGACATTCATTGCAATGTATAAATCATTGATGGAAGTTCTTGACAAGAACAATCCATTTGATAAAATCATTGTTGTTCGCTCTGCTGTCCAATCAAGAGAGATTGGACATTTGCCTGGTGACGTTACTGAAAAGATGGAAATCTATCAGCAACCATATCAACAGATTTGCCAAACGATCTTTGGTCGTAAAGATGCATGGTCAAGACTAGCAGAGCAAGGGTATGTTGAATTCATCTCCACATCATTCATTCGCGGAATGTCATTCGATGATGCTATAATCATTGTTGATGAAATGCAAAATATGAATTTCGAAGAGATTGATACCGTAATGACTCGTGTTGGATATCGTTCTAAAATTATCTGGTGTGGTGACTATAGACAAACTGATCTTAGAAAATCAAACGACAGAACAGGCATTTTAAAATTCTTTGACGTTGCTATGCATATGAAAGCATTCACCAGAATCGAATTTACTGCTGAAGACATTGTTAGATCATCTTTGGTTAAAGACTACATACTAGCAAAGCTACAATACGAAGACACAATACAAAATTAATGGATTATACAAAGTGAAATTTAATCATGTGCCATGTGCAATTGACTATGACTTAGAAACTGAAACCGTAAATGGTAAAAGATTCTATAAAACTCCCGACGGGCAACTATACCCGTCGGTGACCACAATTACATCACAACACACCAAAGCAGATATTATTGCTTGGCGTAAAAGAGTTGGTGAAGAGGAAGCAAATCGAATATCCACTAAGGCATCGAGTCGTGGAACAAGAGTGCATAAAATCTGTGAAGACTATTTAAATAACTCAGAAAAGTATGCAGAGAAAGCAATTCCAGATTCGTTTGTAATGTTCAAATCATTGCAACCACTCATGGATGAGCATATCAATAATATTCATGCGATTGAGATTCCGCTCTATTCACATCATTTGAAAGTCGCTGGTCGTGTTGATTGCATTGCAGAGTATGACAATAAACTTTCAATCATTGATTTTAAAACATCTTCTAAACAAAAGAAAGAAGCTAATATTAAAAACTACTTCATGCAATGCTCTGCTTATGCAGTCATGTATGAAGAACGTACTGGAATTCCAGTTACTCAATTAGTTATTATGATTGCAGTAGATTCTGATCATCCGCAAGTGTTTATTAAAAAGCGTGATGACTATATTAAAGATTTTATTTCTTACCGTGAAGCATATGATGGAGTTTTATATGAATAGAATGTATGATGATGTTCGAATTTTTATTGATGCATGTGATCAAGAAAAGACTAAAGCAAATGCAAGTCTATATCGAAATTTAATTGTTGAAGAGTTTAATGAATTCATACAAGCAAACAATAAAGATGATGAAGTAGAAAAACTTGATGCATGTATGGATATGATTTGGGTTATTCTCGGTTATTGCTACATGAAAGGATATGATGTTAACGGCGCATGGAGTGAAGTTGCAAGAAGCAATTTTGACAAGATAGATAAAGACACAGGAAAGGTTCGAAAGCGTGAAGATGGTAAAGTGCTAAAGCCCGAGGGATGGAGATCACCGAACCTTGCGCCATTTGTAAAATAATGATATACTAAATATTCTGAATGGTAGTAAACTGATTTTTAGAAAGGTGTTTCGGACGGGGAGGGCAGTTCTCCCCCGGGTCCACCAGAAGTGTATTGTCTACTGGTAAATGAGATAAAAATGCTCATAATAAAAGTTCCAAACAGTATGCTTCTGATGGGCCCGAATTAGGTTCGACGGGATAATAAGTACAATTATTGGCTACTCGACATATCAGTCGTTAAAAATAAATCAAGTAAACGCAAATGATAGCGAATACAGATTAGTGGCGTGATAACCACTTAGGGTTTCGGTAGGTTTCCTCGTAACAGAATAACCTACCAACTTTAGTTAGTCTTTACTTGACGATAGCACCCATTACCAATTTTGTAATTTGGACTAAACCGTAAGTGGCGAAACTGATAAATTTCTTTATTTTTATTTTTTAACTTAGAGGTATTATTCATGAAAACATTAATTAGTCTATTTGTCGGTTTGTTTGCTATTTCTTCTTTTGCAACAGAGGCTCAAAAGGCTCCAGTTGCAGCACCCGCTGTAACCGCACCAGCAGCAACTGCAGCAGCACCAGCTAAAGCAGAAGCTAAAAAAGAAGAGAAGAAAGTAGAAGCTAAGAAGTAATAATTAGCTCATGGGTTGATGGTCCCAATAAAACCATCTATTTTTGGAGTTCGCGTAGGATTCTAAATAGAGATGGGGGTTAAATTCCCCCATCATTTAAGAGGGAAGTAGATGATACTAAAGACTATAAAAGTCTTACTAGGATCTTTTTTATTTTTTGGTTTAATATTATCCGTAGATAGTGGAATTGTAGAGAGCAAATATCAGTTGATAACTCCTAGTACAGAACAACAAATCAATTGTTTAGCACAAAACATATATTACGAAGCAGCAACAGAATCCTTTGAGGGTAAACTTGCAGTCGCACAAGTGACTCTTAATAGAGTTAAATCTGGTAAGTTTGGTAATACAGTTTGCAAAACCGTCTATCAAAAAGTTAAAAAGACATGCCAATTTTCTTGGGTGTGTGAAAAGAAGAATCGGCTTATGAGATATGATTCGCAAGAATTTATCGCATCTAAAGAAGCTGCGTATAGAATTCTTGTTGGTGGGCATAGAATAAAGAAGCTAGACAATGCTCTTTATTATCATGCTAATTATGTAAATCCTAGATGGAATAAGAAAGTGATTGCCAAAATAGGCAAACACATTTTCTATGCTTGATGATTTTTATTGTTGATTTGTTTATCGGCTTCTATTCTTTCAATTTCAATTGTCTTACCACGAAGCTGAAGAACTGTATCAACTTTTTCGTTGAGTCGAATTAAATCATTATCTAAAGTTCTAATTCTATCAATAAGATTGATTAGAGATTTGTTTGCACTAGTAACTACTGGTTTGACTTCTAGCGTCACCCAAATCCATGTATAGTGAACAAAGTATCCAAGACCAAATGCAGCAATAATTGGAAAGCCGTATTTGTTAATTAGTTCAACGATGTGCATTATTCTTTAGTCGGTTGAATTCTTTTTGTCATAGAAAGTTTTTCTTCTAGAATTGCGATATGCATTCTATTCTCTGCAATCATATCTCTATTACGTTGAATTTCTTTTTCTAAGTCTTGTCTTAATTTCTCTCGGGCTAATTCAGCACCAGAGTTGTTTGCTTGCTTATTATCTGATGTGACAACAAGAGATATTTTTCCATTAAGAATGGTAACATCGTGCGACAAGTTTTGAAGTGCAGACATTAAGTAAACGACGCATGAAAATAGTAGTGGTAATAAAGCAAAAGTTAATTTCTCGATTAACTGTCCCTTTGCGTGTGCTTCTTCTAATTTTTCTACAGACATTTGAGATTCCTCTTTTGAGTTAGTCTTTTCTAAGGTCATTATTATGGGCCCTCGCAATTCTACCAAAGTTGGGTTGTAATCCTAAAGCATGAGATATCTTAATGTCAATTCTTTCTACTTCGGAATTCATTATGTCGATCCGTTTATCCAAACTTTTCGTAATCTCCTCTAATGACTTGATAGAAGAGGTGACTCCAGATAAAATGAATTTGAGACAGAGCAATACAAAATAACCAGCAGCGATAGCTGCAGCAATTGGAAATCCAACATCAGCGACGATAGTAGTAATGCTGGTAAATTCCATATTTTCTCCTTTTTATTATTTATTATTTGAGAAAATTTGCTAGATATATAGTTGTATGTTAGAATAATGTTTTTCTTTAGAGGTGAAAAATTATGAGTAAAGTTGCATTAATTACTGGTATTACTGGTCAAGACGGAAGCTATCTCGCAGAACTTCTACTTGATAAAGGATACGAAGTTCACGGAATTGTTAGGCGTTCTAGCACTGGTATTAATACTAGTAATATTGAATCCATCAAGCATAAAATCAAATTTCATTATGGCGATTTGACTGATTCTGCAAATCTAGAATCCATCATTGTCAAAGTAAAACCAGATGAGGTTTATAATCTTGGTGCACAAAGTCACGTTAGCGTAAGCTATGATTGTCCAACATACACTGGTGATGTAAATGCAATCGGTGTTTTGAAATTACTTGAAGCTGTTAAGACACTCGCGAAAGAAAAGCAAGTAAAGTTTTATCAAGCATCAACAAGTGAATTGTATGGCAAAGTAAAAGAGACTCCACAAACAGAAGCTACTACATTTTATCCACGATCACCATATGCTGTAGCTAAACTCTACGGCTACTGGATCGTAGTAAACTATCGCGAAAGTTTTAATCTCTTCGCATGTAATGGCATTCTATTCAATCATGAAAGTCCACGACGTGGACCAGAGTTTGTTACTCGCAAAATCGTTCAAGGAATGATTCGTACCCATCTTGGATTACAGCCAATCCTACAATTAGGAAATCTAAATGCTCGCCGCGATTGGGGCCATGCTAAAGATTATGTCCGCGCAATGTGGGCAATGCTACAACAAGACACGCCAGATGATTATGTTATCTCCAGCGACGAAGAGCATTCAGTTCGCGATTTTTGCGAAGATGTTGCAGAGTATCTTGGATTCAAAATTGAATGGCGCGGTGAAGGATTAAGTGAAGTTGGTATCAACACCTCGACTGGCGAGAAAATTATTGAAGTCAATAAAGATTTCTATCGTCCAGCAGAAGTGCCAACGATTTTCGGAGATTGCAGTAAAGCTAAGAAAGTGCTAAACTGGAAGCCAGAGTACACGTTCAAAGACTTGGTATTCGAAATGTGTGAAAGTGAAATGGAGAAACAGAAAAATGCAAATCTATGAAAGTCCTGATAAAGGTAAAACAGTTTACAAAAGAGAATTTGGTTCGTTGGAAAAAACTCTAATCAAATCTCCATCACTAGGAGCTGTATATATTCCAGGAAGTGTCGGTGATCTATTTGATCGAATTACAATTCTTCAAATCAAAATGCTTGAAATCAAAGATGAAGCAAAGCTAAACAATATTGAGAAAGAACATCGTCTTTTAATTTCGCTAGATACATATAAGCAAACGAAAGATGTTGTTAATAAACTTTTCAATGAACTATTCGTTGTAAATTACAAAATCTGGAATCTTGAGGATGATATTCGTGATCTAATTGCTGCACAATCTTATGGAGAACATTTTATCAATGTTGCTAAATTGATTCCTAAAACTAATGATGAACGTGCAAGAATTAAGAAAGAAATTAATTTACTTTGCAATTCTGAATTGATTGAAGAAAAGTCTTACCATGGAGAAACTAATGAAAAAACTGCTTGAACTTGGAAATCATTATGTAAGTGATTTCATCAAAGACGATAGCGAAATGCAGGGTCGTCAAAAATATAGTCTCGATTTATATCTTGATGAAGAATTGGGCGCACCACGTTTGGATCCAAAAGATATTGCTCCACCATCTACCATGTGGGGCAAGTATTGGTATCGCAGCGCAATCAATACAAGCATGACACTTGAATTGCAAGGTATCGTGAAAGAAATTACATCCCGCGTTAAACTAAAAGATGATGACATTTGGCTTGACATTGCATGTAATGATGGAACGCTATTGAAAGCAGTTCCAGACAATCTAAACAAAGTCGGTATTGATCCATGCGACGATTCATTCTATGCAGAGAGTAGCAAAGTTGCTACAGTTGTGCAAGATTACTTTAGTAAATCTGCATGGGAAAGAACTAAATTTGCTGGTAAGAAAGCAAAAGTCATTACTTGTATTGCAATGTTTTATGACCTAGATGATCCACATCCATTTGTAAAAGACATGTATGATGTTCTTGATGACGATGGAGTTGCAGTTCTTCAAATGAGTTATACTCCTTTGATGATTAATCAACTAGCATTTGATAATATTTGTCATGAGCATGTTTACTACTATGATCTGAAGAGTATTAACAAGTTGTTCTCTCAGCATGGATTCCATATTGTTGATTGTAGTTTGAATGACACTAATGGTGGAAGTTTTAGAATCTATTTCCAAAAAGAAACTGCATCAATTACAAGTTTCGGATCATCACCTTTGCGTGATGTTTGTGACTATCGTGTAGAATCAATTCTTAACTATGAAAACAATGTGGTCGACATTTCAAGTCCGATTATTTGGAATTCATTCAAGCACCGACTTGACGATTTGAAAGTTGATGTTCTTGAATTCATTGACAATGCAAAGAGCAAAGGTAAGAGCGTGTATGGTTACGGAGCAAGCACCAAAGGCAATACATTGCTACAATACTTTGGTATTGATCATACGCATGTTACAGCAATTGCAGAGCGTAGTCCATACAAGTTTGGTTACAAGACAATTGGTTCAAACATTCCCATCATTAGCGAAGATGAAATGAGAAAAGCAAAGCCAGACTATGCTTTGGTTCTTCCCTGGCATTTTATTAGCGAGTTTCAAGTAAGAGAGAAAGCATTTCTAGATGATGGCGGTGCGTTTATTGTTCCTTGTCCATTTTTTGAAATTATCTCCAGATGAACATCACCAACATAACATTCTTCAATCGTTGGAGAAACGGTGACTGCTTTATCAATAAAGAATACGTTAGGGATATCATTTCAAGATATCCTAACGGAATCACTTTCAAATATGCACATGATAAACATCCAAACATTATTTCTGATTTAAATTGTGAGCATGTTCCTTTAAGTTCAATTCATCCTATCGATACACTTATTCCAATAGCACAAGTAGATGATATTCTTTACATCAATACTTGGGTTGGTTGCTGGATTGGTAAGTATCTAAGAGAAAGAGATCATGCAAATTTTCATTGTTTGCATGACATGTGGAAAGAATTTTATCAAGCATTGAATCTAGAAATGAAGGGCGATTATTCATACTATCATCCTTCTATCGATTTTCAAAAGTTCGATCTTACAGAAGCAGATAACTATTTGTCTAGAGTTGATACTAAAGAAATTATTTTAGTTTGTAACGGTTTTCAACAAAGCGAACAGAGTAGCATGGGCATTATGCGAAATATTATTTTTGAACTTGCTAAAAGATTTCCAGAAAAACAATTTCTCATTACACATAAAGTTGATGTTAAGTTACCAAACGTAACATATACTGATGATTTATTTAATGCTTCTACAGGAAATTTAAATCAGATTGCTTATCTAAGTATGTTCGCTAAATTGATTATTGGAAAGAATAGTGGACCATTCACTTACGCACATATCAAAGAAAACATGAATAACTATCAAAAAACATTCATGTGCTTTTCGCATAAGATGCGTGATTGCTTAATGGGTGAGGGTGACTATTTGACAAACTCATATTTTAGTGATACAATAGATGATAACGTTGCAATTAAAATCATAACAGATTTAATTCTGACACCAACATATTCTTCTGATAGAAAACATACAAAACAATTATGAATGGCATTTTTATAAACACAAGAAAAGCACAGTGCAGTATATACAGTAGTGGACTATTAATTAATGAATCACTTCAATCTAATGAATGGAACTTAGATTACATAGAAATTGACAAACTATCTCTTGATGATTTACACAATGGTCGTATAGTTGCAGATGGATTTTCAGAACTGTATGACTTTTATATTTTCAATTATCATCCATCTGCAATGCGTGATATGGAATCGGTTGATGCAAAAAAGCTATCTAACTTATCGGGTAGAAAATATGCTATAGTTCTAGAAGTGGATCCAAATAATGCATTTCCACAAAATTTTAGAATGTCAAAAATTGGATTTGATGACTATCTAGTTATTGATCCAACATTTAAATCTAATGATTCCTCACTACATTCTTTTCCGCGGCCTATTGTCAATATTCTACCAATTAAAAAGGTGCTAGAAGTTCCTGAAGTACCTGTTATAGGTAGTTTTGGATATGCAACACAAAATAAAAATTTTGATTTTATAGTGCATAGAGTAGGTGTTGAATTTGAACGGGCTTTAGTAAGAATCAATATACCTATAGCAAATTATTGCCCAGAAGATATGTTCTTTCGAATTAAAGAAAGTTGTGAGAATAATGTACGTCCAGGAATTGAATTACAAATTACTAGAGACTATATGTCCAATAGTGACCTAGTACGCTGGTGTTCTAGTAATGATTTGAATTGTTTTATGTATGATCGTCAAATGGCTGGTTTGGCGGCTACAGCAGATCAATCTATATCATCTGGTGCACCAATTGCTGTTTTTAATAATTATACATTTAGACACCTATATGACTACATTCGCCCATTTCCAGAATGGTCATTTAAAGATTCTATATTAAAAAGTCAAGATGGAATTGCTAAAATGAGAGAAGCATGGAGTAGTGAATCTTGCGTTAATAGATTTAAAGAAATACATTTTAGCGGAGAAAATAAATGAAACAGATTGCATTAGTTAGTGGACCAGTACAAGGATGTGGCATTTACTATTGGGGCATTAATGCATATGATATATTAAAACATAGTAAAAAGTATAAATTTCATTTTGTAACTGCATCTAGTTATCCTGAATTCTTAGCAAAGACACATGGTATGGATTTAATCATCTATAATTGGCACTCTGTAACTATGCCGTGGTGTACGACAAAAGTTTTTGCAGAGACTCTAAAGCCACAATTCTTAATTCACGGACATACATTAAATTCGGAACTAATTGATTTTACTGGCATAGATGAATTCATTACCGTAGATCCGTCAATGAATTATGGACTTAAAAACTTTCATTCTGGCTATAGACCTATTGCATATTATGATGATATCGTGTATAATAAACCTAACGGCGTACTGAAGATAGGAACTAGCGGCATAGGACATGATGGTAAGAACATAAAGTCAATGCTAAATTTGGTCAACGATCAGTTCGATGAACCAGTTGTATTTAATATTCACTGGAGTGTGGGTGAATATGTTGGTGTAAATAGAGATGGAATAGAACATAGATTAAATAGATTGAGATCATTAGCAAAGCCTAATGTAGAATTAAATTTTACTGTTGAGCGACTGACAGAATATGATAATGTAAAATGGCTCAATAATAATGATATTAATCTTTACATGTATAATAACTATGATCTTGATGGCGTGAGTGGTAGTATAGATAAAGCATTAGCGGCAAAGAAGCCTATTGGCGTAAACACCGCAGGATATTTCAGACACATTATATCAGATCAGATCAACATAGATAAAACAAAAATTAAAGATATTATTAATAGTGGAATAACTCCAGTAGAAAAATATTACGATATGTGGAATGCTAAAACATTTTTAGAGCAGTACGAAGGTATCTTTGACGATTTTTTTAAACGGAATCATGTTAAAATTTAGTATCGTATTACAAGGTGAATTTACACCATTTACGAAAGTGGTCATTAATGAATATCAGAAACTTCCATTTAAATTATTGACATTGTACGAAGGACTATTAGACAAATGAAAACTGCATTAGTATTAGGCGCTGGTGGCTTCATTGGCGGTCACATAGTTAAGCGTTTGAAATCAGAAGGCTATTGGGTTCGTGGCGTAGATAAAAAACTACATGAACATGAATACACTCACGCAGATGATTTTCAACTTGCAGATTTAACTTTACAGTCTGATGTGCAAAGAGTTATCGATCACTGGTTCGATGAAGTGTATCAATTGGCGGCTGACATGGGCGGTGCAGGTTATATCAACACAAATCTATATGACGCAGACGTTATGCATAATAGCGCAAGTATTAATCTAAATGTACTCCATCGATGTAATGAGATGGGAATTAAAAAAGTATTCTTTAGTAGTAGTGCTTGCGTTTATAACGAAGAGTTGCAGTCTACGAATGAGAATCCAGACTGTAGAGAAGCAAGTGCTTATCCAGCACATCCAGACTCTGAATATGGTTGGGAGAAACTATTCTCCGAGAGACTATTTCATGCATACAATCGTCAACATGGGATGCAAAACAAAGTAGCGCGGTTTCACAATATCTTTGGACCATACGGAACATGGGACGGAGGAAAAGAAAAGTTTCCTGCAGCTATTTGTAGAAAGATTGCAAAAGCAAAAGATGGTGATGAAATTGAAATTTGGGGAGATGGCGAACAGACAAGAAGTTTTCTATACATTGGAGAATGCGTTGAAGCTGTTCGCCGTTTGATGCAAAGTGAAACATTTCATGGTCCAGTAAACATTGGTGCAGATCAAATGATTAGTATCAATGATACAGTCGATCTTGTTGCATATATTGCTGGTAAAACAATCCGTAAGAAACACATTGATGGTCCGACTGGCGTTCGTGGTCGCAATAGCAACAATGAATTAATTGCAGAAAAATTAAAATGGTCTCCAGAACAAAATCTCAAAAAAGGTTTAGAGATTACATATGAATGGATCTATGAGCAAGTGGGAAAACAAAAATGAAAACTAAAGTTCTATTCGTTACACAAACACTTGGAGCAAAGGCTGCTTGTGGAATTGGCTTGATGGGTGATGTGACTGGCAAAGTTTTATTGCAACATCCAGAGTTACATTTTGACATGATCTACACAGATAGTTTACATGAAACTCAAGAAAGAATTCTATCATTTGATCCGCAAGTTGTGATTTACAATTATGCTCCAGGCACTACTCCGTGGATGGACGATTATCAAATGCGAGCACCATTTCCACATATCAAACATGCAAGAATCATGCATGACATGAGTCAGCCAATTGCTGATTCATTTAGACCAGAAACAAATCATGATTGGCAGTACATTATCGCAGATGATCCTAGCGTAAAAGAAACGAAGCATGTATTTACAACGAATCGATTACTTCCGGGAACCCCAACAGTATCTTATGTTGAACCAGAAAAACCAATCATTGGATTTCAAGGCTTTGGGCCACCACATAAAGGAATTGCTAGACTCGCACATAAGGTGCAAGAAGAGTTTGATGACGCTACGCTAAGACTACACATTCCTTTCGGATTCTACGAAGACTTAATTCATGGATACAAAGGAAGCAATGCATACGCTCGCGCAAATGAAGTGAAGCAAATCATTAGAAAACCAGGAATTGATGTTATCATTACGCACGATCTTTTGGATACGCAACAAATTATCGATCTACTAGCACAAAACACCATTAATTGTTACTTTTATGATTACTTAGATGGATGTGGATTAGCAAGTAGTCCAGATTATGCATTAGCAGCAAAGCGACCAATCGCGGTAACAAGAAGTCATCAAATGCGGAACTATTGGGATCTGGAACCAAGTGTATTGATTGAAAATAGTAGCATCAAGCAGATCATTGCAAATGGAATAGCTCCACTAGAGCCACTTTATAAAGCGTATAGTAAAGAAAGTGTATGGCAAGATTACTCCCGTGTGGTAAATGCAATTTTGACTTCAGCGTAAGAGTCTGTTATACTTATTCTTTGTTCAATAGGAAAAATATGAATCTTAAAATTCTAACTCAGAAAGAGTTTGAAGGAGAAATCAAATCCTTGCAAAAACAGCTACAACCGATTACAATGATAGACACGATTCTAGAATATTGTGAACGGAAGAAGATTGAAGTTGAAACAGCTGCAGCACTCATTACACCAAAGATGAAAGCTACCATTGAAAGCGAAGCAATGAAAGCTAGATTGATTCCCCAAAAAGCAAGACTACCACTAGACGATGAGGACTAAACTATGGAACCAGAAGTTAACGACAAAGTTTGGATCATTTCTCCAGAACACAAAAAATGTATCAATGACATTTGTTATTGGAAAAAAGATGACTACATGGTTACCCAAAACATGGGTTGGCGATGGGGAAAATTTACAGTACCAGCACCAGAAGATCTTACCATCGAACAATGGTTAGCATCATATGATTCAAGTGTTGGAACTGACCTATACGAAGACTTTGGTGAAGGATTTGAGTTTGACACACAAGATGGTGTTTGGGAAGATTGGGAATTTCCGAGTAACATGTCAGAAGAAGATAGAGAAGCATTCAATTCAATCTATGAAGAAGACGGTACATGGGGATTAGAGCAAGACGGATGGGTATCTGTTGATTGCGAAATCAATGTTTCTGGTCCATTGAAGATTGAAGAACAATGATACCAGTTCTACTACAATCAAAAACTTCAAAACGTCAACAATTCAATACTGGAGTAAAAATTAATAAATCACTTTGCGCTCTAGTATTGCCAAAGAATAAGGCGCAAAGCCTTATAAATAAAGTTGTAGAGAAATCTACGCATACTTTAAGTACACAGTAATACGCATTTATACATTTTAATACGAGGTAACACACTATGGCATCATCATTTGCAGATCTAAAGAAGTCCCGCAACAAAGACTTAGAGAAACTAACACAAGAAGTTTCTAAACTCTCAAACAAAGAAGAAGGTAAAAAATCATACGAAGACCTTCGATTCTGGAAACCCACAGTAGATAAAGCTGGCAACGGTTTCGCAACAATCCGCTTTCTTCCTGCACCAGAAGGCGAAGACGTTCCCTGGATTCAAATCTTTACACACTCCTTTCAAGGTCCAGGTGGATGGTATATCGAAAACTCTCTTACGACACTAAACAAAAAAGATCCAGTCTCAGAACATAATACAGTTCTTTGGAACTCTGGTATCGATTCAAACAAAGACATTGCGCGTAAGCAGAAGCGTAAGTTGCAATACATTAGCAACATCTATGTTGTTAAAGATCCAGCCAATCCTGAGAACGAAGGCAAAGTCTTTTTGTATAAGTTCGGAAAGAAAATCTTTGACAAGCTAAACGATTTGATGAATCCTGAGTTTGAAGATGAAGCACCAACGAATCCATTCGATCTTTGGGAAGGTGCTAACTTTAAACTAAAGATTCGTAAAGTCGAAGGCTATCAAAACTACGACAAGTCTGAGTTTGATCGTCCAGCACCATTGTCGCAAGATGATGATGATCTGGAGAACATTTGGAAACAAGAACATGCATTGTCCGAGTTTCTTGATCCAAAAAATTTCAAATCGTATGACGAATTGAAAGCTAAACTCAATAAAGTTCTTGGTCTTGATGGCGGTGGCGACAGCGATTCAATCTCTTCTATCGTTGCAAAGAGCGCACCAGCAGCTCCAGCAGCAAGTAAAGTAAAGAAGACTGTTGCTGATGTGTCAGAAGATGACGATGACGAATCTTTGAGTTACTTTGAGAAATTAGCAGAAGACTAATTTCAAACTTATATTATGGAAAAGGAGAGCATCAGCTCTCCTTTTTTTATCCAATCGGAACTGCAGTTTGTGCAGATGCTGATCTTAGAACATCAAGACTGTCATTGCGTTTAATTATAGTGGTCGATGAACTATTGTTAGTGATTTTGTTTCCAGAGTTAACAACGGCATTAGTTCCACCCGCTGCATTAGCTCCACCCGCTGCATTAGGGCCCAATGCAGCCCGAGCGGCAGCCTCGGCGGCCGATACAGAATAGTCTGCAATATAGTTTCCGACATTTCTTGCAGTTGCTGAAGGAATAATCGCTTTTATATTGTCAAGATTTGATGTGAAGTCTTGTGCAGTTAGTTTTCTGTCATTGTTCAAATCATAGATAGGTTTTCCTAGCTTATTAAATCCCATAATACGGGTGTCTTCTTCCTGCACCAATGTGTTGCCTGCTTGATCCCACACCCTTCTAGCGGCTGGTCCAATATAGTTTCCGATTGTTTCTGCATTCTGACTAGGATTAACTGTTTTTATACGTTCACGATCTGTTGTGAAATCTGCTTCACTTAGTTTCCCGTCATCGTTCAAATCATAGAGCGGTCTTCCTAGCTTATCATATCCCATGACAAGACCTAACCCAGTACGACGCTTTTCCATAATTTCAACATTTTGCCAGCCATATTCATCGCTATATTTCTGTTCATATTTTCCAGTGCCAACCATCTCATACCTATTGTCAGCTTGCTGCGTCCATTGACCTGTTCTTTGATCGTAAACCATTCTTATCGGAAACCCCTCATCGGTCATTCCATTTTTTGGTTGCATATCACCCCAAACTGTCTCAGATAATGATGTGTCTATTCTACTTGCAGTAGCTTCAAGCAATCCTGAAGCTAGTGCCTTATAATTAACTTTTTGTAATGCTTCAGCAGTTTTTGTAAGATCTGCACTTATGTTTTTGGATGTATATGATTTTTTCCAAAGTTCTTCAACTTTTTTAACGATTCTTCTAGCAACATCATTAGCATTTAACTTTGCAAATGCATCTATTTTACCAAAATTTATAAAACCAACTTCTCCAGAACTTCCAAATCCACTTGCAAATGCATTCTGTCTTGCTTTAGGTTCACCTTTGAAAAATCCAATTACAACATCACTATTTGATTGCCATGATTGAACACAAGAAACCATATAATGAAAAGGCAAATCGTCTGAATTAAGTGCTCCCAAGTTAGTCGCTTTTTTAGCACTAACTTCCATTGCTTTAAATGCATTGAATCCAATTCTCAATAGTTGATCACAAATGGCCATCCAAGCCCTGACGCCTTCTTCTTTTAGATATCCTAAATCATTAGTCCATAATGGTGCTATAGCATTAATATTATTATTGCCGCGAGTAAGCATAACTCTTTCCATTATTACGTTTGGTTGATATGGTTCATCATCATCCCACCAACCAAATATCGAACCAATAACAGCAACAGCAGCAATAGCCCAGCCGACTGGACCTAACAATGACGCACCCTCAGCAAGAGCAAGTGCGCCCCCCTCAGCTGCAGCAGCTGCAGCTGCTGCAGCCTCAGCTTCAGCTGCAAGTACCATCATTCCACCTTCTTCAGCAGCAACCCAAGTAGCCGTAGCTTCTGTTGCTCCTAATGTTGATGCCATACTTCCGGCGGTAGCCGCTCCTTCAGTTGCTGCTCCCGCATATCCAGTTCCGGCAAGATCGACAATTGGTGCTGCGGCTTGCGTTCCACCAAGTCCAAATGCATTTGAAATATATCCAGCAGTTTGACCAGCAGCTTGAGCAAATGTAGCATTTCCAAACACAGCATTATATGCAAGTTTTCCCCCATATTTAAGACCTTCACTAATTGCAAAGTTTGCAAGAGCTGCTGTGTATGGATTTTTTCCACTAACTCCCAATGCTTTAGAAATTTGTTGAGTCGCAGCGACTCTACCAAGATCGAGAGCCATGTTACCGACATTTGCTAGTGGACCTCCAGGATCAAAAAATCCCGGAGAACCACCACCAAAACCAAGCGATCCCCCAGCAGTAGATCCTGATCCAACTCTACCTTGAGATATTGCAGTTATAACTTCTTGAAGTTTACCAATGATTCCCTGATCACCTTGTTGATTTGCATACTTTGCTTCAGCAGCGTCGGTTGCGCGTCTAACAGCATCAACAGCGATTTGATCATTTTGTTGTTCTAGAAGTTGTATTTGTCTTTTTCTTGCTTCTTCAGCAATCGGATCTGTAGTAGTTAATGCCTTGTCTCCACCAACAATTGGAGTGACGGTAGGTTCTTTATCATAACCACTTGTCCACGTAGGACCAACGGCAGCATTATTTCCATTCTGCGATTGTGGAACATTATATCTACCATAAGCATCTGTAGTAAATGACGATTTACTATTTAAACTAACTTTCTTACCAGTTCTTGGATCGACCCACTCAGAAGCCTTTGCATTTGGATCCATGAATCTACCAACAGGATCACTAACGGCAGCACCTAAAGTGTTTGCCATGTAGTTGACGCCTTCCATTGGATTCTTGAATCCATACTTAGCAAAGACAGTCTCATATCCAGTAGCTACACCAGTAGTACCGTATATCAATTGTTCAGCAGCAAGTTTCTTATTACCTCTTGCATAATTACCAAGAATCTGACCAGTGAGAATATTGCTCTGTTCAGCTCCCATTCCACCGATCATGCCAAATAGAAGTCTACCTCCAGCGCGAGCACCAGCTTCAAGATAACCTGTTGCTAGATTATTGAGTGCCGGCGCAAACATTGCTCCATATTGTTTACCAAATAGACTTGTCGCCAGTTTGTTTACGCTTTTATTAATACCAAAGATATTGTTTAATTGTTGTCCGCGGAACAATGCGCCACCAGCAGCTTGTTGACTTACACCAACACCTTTAGGAAATAATGCTTGTCTTAGTGCGAGATTAAATGCTTTTGGAACAGCCTTTTGAAATGCTTTTGCAAAATTTGCATTTGTTTCTGCAATGATTTGTTCTGGAGTTTTTAATATTGGACGAATTGGTCTATTTCTAGGAGCAACCGTATTTGCAATTCTTGCGCTACTTTGTGCAAGATTTTTGAAATTGTCTACTGTTTCTTTACCAATTTTTTCAGCAACTTTGATAGTAGCATTTGATGCTTTACGAATTTCAGTTCTAACTTCTTCCATCTTTTGAGTCAATGGAGAAGTTTTTGGCTTTGGACTTTCTGGAATCTTTGACCCAGAGAATGGCGTATCAGCTTCTGGATTTGGACCTTCTTTATATGATCCAAATCCCCCACCAGCAAATGCTGGAGTTGTTGGCATAGCATCATATGCTGCTTGACTATCTCTTGCTGAATTGAATCCTGGTAATTTTGGTTTTGGTGCTTCAGCTATACTTAAAGGTTCGCCTCTCAATCCAGCAGCCATTAATACTCTTTTTCCTATAGCATCGCCACTTGATCTTTCATATTGTTTATCAAAAATAGCAGCAGCTTGTTCAGCAGTTGTTGCTGTTCTTAAAGCATTGCCAGCTTTTTTTTCATTATTATTTAATTCCCATTGAATGAACTGCAATTGCTCTGTAAGATTAGATTCTCTTATAGATTTACCAAATAATTTTTCAAATTTTGCTTGACGATCTGGGTGCCACTGTGCAATTCCATATGCTTTTCCACCATCACCTATAGCATCTATTTTTAAATTTTGACCAGATTCGATTTGTAAATTACCAACAATACCAGCAGCCTGTTCTGGTGTCCATCCTTGGCTTTCAAAAAATTGTTTAGCATAAAGAGCATTTTTTGTCGCATTCTTTCCATAACTATTTGACGGCTTAGTTGTATTTTCTGTTTGGAGTTCTATAGTTGTGGCAATTGATGCGGTTGCTGTAGTTTTATTTCCTGCTCTCATTGCAGCTTGTTTTGCTGCTTTACCCCCCATTGGATTTGGAACATTTCCTAAAATGTTTCCAGCTTGATTTGCTGGAGCGTTCATTTCAGCGTTAACTTCTTTTGCTAGTTTTGGGTCTCTTGTTACTTGACCTAGACCTAAATCTGGAAATTTTAAATTAGTGAACCAGTTCTTAACTTCACCAAAAGATGATTCTACAGATTTTCTAATTCCGCCAAATGCAGAAACTACATAATCTGTAGCAGTTGTAAAAGATGATGTAATAGTGCCTTTAATATCATTAAATGTGGGAACAAAATCATCAAATATTTTTGTTACACTTGCACTAACTTCTCCGAATTTTTGACTAAATATTTTTCCATAATTTTCTAAATCTGGAAGAATCTTTTCAAACATCTTACGTCCGAAATCGGAATCACCTATTGCTCCCCCAATAGCAGATCCAATGGCTACTCCAATAGGACCACCAATCATTCCGATGAGACCGCCAACAGTAGCACCAATTGCTCCTGGAGCTAAGTCTTTAGCAACACCAGCAATTGATTCGCCGCCATTAGCTACTCTATCATATGCATATAATGCGCCGAGACCAAGACCAACCGCACCAGCACCTTTTACAATTTTCCCTTTAACACTTCCACGACGCTTTGACGATATACCACCACGCCCACCACGCCCACCAATGCCACCAGCCAAACCACCAAGTTTGTCTAAAAGTCCACCATCATTACCGTCTTCGCCACCACCACCTTTTCCTCCACCAGAGTTTTTTCCGAGATTATTAATTGCATCTAATAATTTACTATCTCTTAATGCTTGTTCTCTAGCATTTTCTTCATCATATTGAGATTTTGTTTTAGCAGAATCTACTTGATATCTTAATAATCTAGTTTGCTCAAGAATATTTTCATTGATTAATTGCAATTCGCGAACAACTGCAGCATTAAAATTTGAACTATCTGAAGAACTACTAGATGAAGCTGCTCCTCCACCACCTTTATTGCCGCCTCGACTTTCTGTTTTAGAGCTGGCACTATTTTTCAAATTTTGAGCGAAAGAATATGCACTGGTCACTCCAGGCATTTCTGAGAATGCTGCGCCCTTAATTGCTGCGCCTATTCCAGTCGCGGAACTTTTTACGGAGTTTCTTGCGGCTTCAGCTAAAGCTGAAGCATAGTTTCCTATTGAAGCCATTTAGTCTCTATCCAAAACAGAATCAGGATTTGAATTAGTTACTGTAGGCTTTTTAACTACTGGTCTTGCGGGTTTGTTAATCTGATTAACGGGAGTTACAGTATCTACAATCTTCTCCGAACTAAAAGTAGATATTTGTTGTTGATTTTGAAATGGTGATGGGGAACCAACACTTGTTGAAAATGAACTAGCACCAGCAATCTTTTCTTGACCACGACTCCAAGCAGCAACTCCAAGAACTGCTCCCATTGCTAGATGATAGAGTCCAGCACCTTGAAGCGTGATTGGATTCCATTGACTCGAAACATTGCCGTGCTGAACTGCTTGAAGCACCGACCACAAAATTGGAAAAATAATAAAATCAGCAATACAAGTTACCATGTATGACCACCCCATCATAGGGCGCCATTTGCTATTCATCCAGTCTTCTTTTTTATGATGGTGGTGCTTTGTTGTCATCGTTGTCTAGCCCTTTGATTTTGTGCTTCTATTTTGTTATTTTGTTCTTCGATGTGCTGAGCCAATAACATTAAGTATAAATCACGTTCAAAGGGAATCATATTTTCAAGCACTTCTAAACTATATTTATGATGCTGAATCAGAGCAAAATTAGTTTTATAATAATTTGCTAAATTATCATTGCCCATCACAATACGAAAAAACTCGACATTCCTTCTAGTGTAACTTTATCGTGTGATCCGCATCCATCGCATTTCCATTCAATTTCTTTTTTGACTTTAGGCATTGAAGTAAAAAATTTGTTGATTTTCAAAAACTGTTCTTGTGAAAGATTCTCGATAAATTCAAGCAATTCTTTTTTCGAAATATCTTCAATCTTGTAAATTTCTTCTTTATCATAAATGTATTCGACACAATTTATAATTGCATCCATTGCGTTATCCATTTGATGTTTAGATTTTTTGTTTAGATTTTTTAAACTTGCATCATCAAGTGTTGGGTATTTCATTTTAATTCCAACTTGATTTTCTTCGTCTAAAATAATATTGTCTGTGTGTCCAATCTCTTGATCAACTTCAATTTCATTTAAATCTAAACTAACCATTGTTGTATGATCACATTCGACACCTTCATCATTGTATCCAGTTCGATGACGCATACGCAATTCTATTTTTTCTCCAATAGACCTTGCTCTTAGATTGATAAAGAAATATTCTAAATCAAAAGTTGGAAGTTTTTCTACATCAATCTTGTCGATTGCACAATTATTGATGATTTGTTTGATTGCGATTAGATTAGCATTCTGATCGTTTGACTCTCCAGCAATCAAAAGAATCTTTTGTTCTTTGACAAGAAAAGGTCTATACTTAACAACTTGTTTTGTTGAAGGTAGAATCAATTCAAAGATAGGCGAATTAATTTTAGGTAAAGGCATAATAATCTCCAAAAATAAAAAAAATAATTTAAGTAAGTTAAGGGAATAACGTATAGTAGCGATAATTTAGTGTGACAGAGAATCTTTGATAAGAGTTAGTTTCATCCCAAGAAGCATTCATGGCTGAAATTGCAATCGGATAAATGTCATGCATTACAAAATTCATAATTACTTCAGCTTTTGCATTTAATTGTTTAACCGAAAGTTTTACCCCTTTTGCATAATCTTCATAATAATTAACAAGTCCTGGACCCTGTGTAAAAAGTTGACTACCTACTAGATAATCGTATCCAGCAGCACCGATAATTGAATTCGTCCAATTCTCAAAAAACATTCTTTCTTTTTTATCTTCAGTACATATGATAGACAATTGAATGTCGTTATATGTTACATCATATGGAAGTTTTAATGTTGTTCCGCCACCACCAACGTCTTCATTTGTTGCAAGTGTTTTTCCGGGAAATTCAGCTTTTTCACATCTAAATTTGAATGTTTGATCAATTGGAAACATTTCTTTATTTTTATATGGACTTAATATAGCAAATGGTTTGTTTTGATATCCACTTAATTCAGCAATAAAATAGTTTGGACGAACCACAGCTTTGATTGAATTTTGAAAGTCTGATACCCTAAAAAATCCATTTATTGTAGTTGCCATTTATGCTCTCGATATTTTTCTAATAGAATCTTCATGCACTTTTCTTGCATCAGCTTTTCTAAATGACTCTGTTGGAAGAAACAATGCAATGTCCCATTCGTTTACATTTATCTCTAAAAATTGTGATCTAACATGATTTCTTAAATACTTTTTAAGTGTAGGCTTATAATATCTATACTTCGAAGCTGATTGTAAAATTGAATACGAAATCTTAACTCTCGTTGTAGCATCATAATTTTTATTTGTCAAAGTAGAATATAAAGCATCCATCAATTTTGCTCTAAGCATTAGAGGCAAATAATGAAAGTTAATTCCTAAAAATCCATCAGTATCAAACTTAACAGGAAAGATTAATGGGAATGTGTCATAGTACGGTAGCTCTTTCTTCATCTTAGGATCATAAGCAAAAGCGTACATATAACCAATTTCCATTGTGCCAACTTTTCTTGTTGGATTTGTCAATCTCTCCATTTGCGAAGATGGAATATTCGAAGCTAAATTCTTTACCGAGTTTCGATACCAAGTTCTCGCAGCCTTGCTCTTCGCAGGCACGATTCCTTTAGCTAATCCTTGTTGTATGATTTTGTCGAATATATCCATATATTCTATTTATCTCAAATCTTTGTCTGTAATTATTTTAAATTCCCAATTTCTATCTTTAGCATATTCTGTTGCAGCTTTCCATTTTGCTTGATTCACACCCCAAGTTTTCACTTCATTTAGGAATCTTCTAGTCGGTCTTCCAGTAGGTGTGTCTTTTCTTTTTGGTGGTTGTGTTTGTATTGCTGGTTTTATTTCAATAAGAACTGATTTAAGAATTCCTTCTCGATCTCTATATCTCATCCAAAAATCAACAAAGTATCTATGATAACGATTATCAATAGGAGAGACATATGGAACGACAACTTCTTCTGAAGACCATTCAAGCACTGAAGCATTTGTGTCGCAATACACCATGAATCTACGCTCCAAAAGACTTCGATAAATAATGTTAGTTGGATCACCTTTATACTTTTGATAATTTTGTGGTTTAAATTTACCTTTATATGACATAAATAGAATAATAATTTAGTTAGGAAAAAAAATGGCAACAAGTATAAATTCAAATTTTGTTCCCGGAAATGGATCTTGGGACTACCCAACAGCTACTCAATTAAATTTTGGAACAGATTTTGCAGGATCCGAGTATATAATTCCTGTAGTTAGATTCGAATTTTTTAATTCATTAGGTGAATCGACAGAATCGTCTTCTCCGATTATTTATATCAAGATGGGCGGAACGTTTCAATCATCTTTATCCAATCAATGGAATCCAGCTGCAAACATTTATGGGAATCCATCTGCAGGAGTAGAAGATACTGGTCTTGGCGTTATTCAAAGAATGGGCGGCAGCTTTTATGAAGCATTACAAAAGCAATTGATGAATGCTGTTGGTTCTGCTGCTGGAGCATTTGCATCGGCTGGACAGTCTGGAAAAGCTAACTTTGAATTTTTACAAAGAAAATTGTTTAATAACTTTCAACAATTAATCTATTCTGGTCCAACATTTAGACAATTTTCTTTACCATTTTCGATGAAACCAACAAGTTTAGTAGAAGCACAAGCAATGCGAGATATTATTCAAACATTTAGAATAGCATCTTCTCCGAGAACATCAGAATCAGATCCATCTAATGATCCAACTAAACCTGATGATGGTAATACCTATGTTGATGAACTATCAGACTCAAATGATGGATTAGGTCTTAGTGGTAGTGATTTTGAATCTGGCTCAGGATCTTCGGGGACAGCATCATATACCGGAGCTGAATTCGATCTTTTAATTGCAAGCACTGGTCAAACTAAATTGTTCGGATATCCAGACATGTGCAAATTTCAATTGCTTCTTTACAATCATACTATGAGCGAGTTAGCAATTTTATTTGAATCTAACTTATGTGTGATAGAATCTGTAGCAACAGATTATGGATCAGGTAATAAGATGACATTTTTTGATGGTGATCAATATTTTCCAACAGATGTTACATTGAATTTGGGATTAAAAGAAACCAGACTTCTCACAGCTTCTGATGTATATGCGTCATATAGCAATCATACAATATTCTAATAGTCATGAGCATATTTCAATACTATCCAAAAGTTGCTTATAAAGTTGATAATGTCGATTATATTAAAGCAATTGACATTACAACTTCAATAAAAATAAAAGATTTCTTCAAGACATATCGAGGTATTTCTTTCACTCCTTATGTTGTAAAAGATGGAGAAAGGCCAGATTATGTGTCATATAAATTTTATGCAACACCAATGTACGATTGGGTGATTCTATTATCAAATGACATTTATAATATTTACGATGATTGGCCTAAAAGCACTAAGATGTTAAATTCTTACGTTGAAGAAAAATACGGAACTATGGCATCAGCATTAGGCACAGTAAAATATTATTATAATTTAAATAATGATATAATCGATGAAACCACTTGGACTAATTTACCCCAAAATCAAAGAAAGGCGGAGTCTCAATACGAATATGAAGTTCGTAGAAACATCAATAAATCTAGAATAAAACTTGTTAAAAGAGATTTAGTTAATGCTGTAGACATGGGTTTAAAATCAATCATAACTAAACCCGTATTATGAATCGTTTATTTTATCCAGATCAAATTGTTGATGCATACACAAGAGCCACTTCATCTGCAAATAATGCTTCGTCTAATTATAATTTAAGCGAAACTAAAAATTTAACTAACACTATTCCTGGTGGTACGGTAAATGTAGCGGAAATAAGCATTACAGTTAGAAGTGGAGAAAGAATTACATTAGCTGGTCAATACTCAAACATATCAATTCATGAAGATATTTTTGCATCATGTATTTCGGGATCAATTACAATTATAGACACCGCAGGATTTTTAGAATCATTTAGAATTAAAGGCGGAGAACAGATCAATATTAAAATTACAAAGCCGAAGACGAATGATATTATTATTTGGAGAGAGGATCTAATAGTTCATAAAATTAGTGAATCTGCTGTTGATCCAACTACATTTAATTCATCATTTGATTTGCATTTTGTTTCGAGATCGCATGTAAATTCATTAAAGAAATCTTTATTTAAAAGTTATAAAAATATTTCTTATAGAGAAGCTGCTAAGTTAATTTACTCAGAAATGTCAGTAAATGATTTAATTGTAGATGATCCAAATTTAACTTTGACAAAACCATTTATTTCAACTGGTTTAATGCCACACAAAGCAATGGAGTTTCTTTGTCATAGATCATGTAGAAAAGACAAGTTTTTTGTTTTCTTTGAAAGATTAATTCCTTTGACTGGAACATATACAGACAATAAACCATTTACTGCTTCACATTATTTTGGAAGTATAGAGTCTTTAATTGCTGAAGCAAAATTGACAAAGCCACAAAAAATTTACTTTAATGAAAAAACAAATCTAGCTTTAGAATCTGGAAAAATAATTCGAACACCGATTTTAGAAAGAAATTCAAATTTTAATCATATTCAAGCAATGGTTTTAGGATTCTATAATACATCATTGACAACAATCGACCCAATCTCAAGAACACATTCAACAAAAAAATTTGGATACACAACAAAAGACACAGTAACAAATGATTTTTATTCTTATAAATTAATTGATGAGTACAATATATTTAATGTTTATAATGATTCTAAGAATGAAATTCCCGGAAGAAAATTAATCACATCTTCAATCAACGATACGGCAAATAGAAATACTTGGTTGTCGGAAAACATTGTTGGACATATTTCAAAAACTTTATTTAAAATTAGTGTAGAAATACAAGGCGGAACTAATAATATTGGTATTGGTAATATAGTTTATCTATATTCTCCTAGTCATACTGAGAGAGTATCGAATCCATTAAATTCAAATTTGATTCCCAATCGATTAGAATCTGGAAAGTATTTCGTAACAACAGTAGAACATAGAATTCGTGCTGGTGAATATATTAAAGCATTAACCTTAAGTAGAGCATCATCTCCAATAAATCATAATAAGACAGTATCTGGAGCTGAAATTGATTTTTCTATAGATATTGCAAAACTTGGAACAAGTATTGGTGATGTAAAAAATAAAATAGATTTAGACAACTCATCCATAGTAAACAACTGGAGAAATAACATAGTACCATGAAAAATTCAATAAAATTATCTTTTTCGGAATTTGTTTTAATGAAAGACTTTCATGCAAATCAACTTTGCGAGAAACAGATTCTTTATAACAACGGAAAGAAATATGGACAAATAGTATTTCTTGCTGGAGGCGCTGGATCTGGTAAAGGATTCGCAATCAAAAACTTTATGCCCGGAAGTGATTTTAAAGTTCGTGATGTTGATGAAATGAAACTCGCATTTCAAAAACTCGATTCTCTTCAAAAGTTTACAACTAAAGATTTGTTAGCGAAATATGGAGATAAAATCTCAGATAAAGATAGAGCAATTATCGATAGAGAATTGACCGATAAAGATCTTGGTATGTCGGATCTTAATTTAAAGACGCCAACTCATGTGTATATTCTTCATGTGCTAGTTCGTGCAACTGGTGTTAAAGATAAAACTTTAGACTTGATGCTAGATGGTGC